TAAAAACGGCTCGAAACCTAGATGCCTAGGTAGCTCAGTCGGTAGAGCAGAGGACTGAAAAGCCCTTGAAACCTTATCACGCCACCGTAACAAGATTTAAATATATACTGGAATGTACAACACAATCTACATAATCCTTTGCTCCGCTAACGTAGTTAGTTTTAGCAAAGCCACCAACTCCACAGAATTGTGGCGTAAGAGAGGTAAATGATGGCAACATTGGATGATCAAATAGACTTAGAGTACCGCATGGTACAGTCAGGGATACACCGCTACAATAAAAGTTTAGAAGATTTATTATCTAAAGATTTAGGATCAAAGACTAGGCACGGGCGTACTATCATCAAAGGTATTGTCGAACCACTAATGGGTGCGATAGTTGAGTACAACAATCACAAGATGATAACAAAGTCAGCCTTTAAGAATTTAACCAAAGGTTGTGACGAAGGACAGATGGCTTACTTATCTTTAATATCTTTAGTAGATAACATGGTCAGGAAGCCTACGCTTTTAGGTGTAGCTAAGTTTATAGGAATACAAATAGAAACACAGATGAGATTGGACAAGTGGTTAGAGTTAGATAAAGAAGTAGCAACCAATGTACTTACACTAGCTAACAAGAAATCTGATAAAGGTTTTGACCACAAGCGGTACGGTCTTGACCATAAGATAAAAGCTGATGGATTGGATATACCACATTGGAGCAGTGAGAATAGAATACACGTAGGTCTTAAGTTGGTTGATTTAATTATTAAAGAAACAGGCATAGTTAGATTAGAGAAAAAGGTAACGAAAAAGAAAACCACTTACCTTGTTGTGCCTACACCAGAGACTGAAGAATGGGTAAAGGCTTTTAACGAAACAAACAGTGTAGCCTTACCAAGGTACAGCCCATGCGTTATTGAACCTAAAGATTGGGATGACTTCTGGGGTGGTGGTTATTACTCAGAACATATTAATCAATTACCATTTGTGAGGGTGTGGGCATGAGGCAGATCGTACAGGACTATGTAGATAAGCTGCAACAGTGCGACCTTACCCACGAGTATGCTTGTGTGAACGCTATACAGCAAACACCTTGGCGTATTAATGGGTTTGTCGCGCAGACAATTAGGCAGTGTTGGGACAGTGGACAGACTTGGGAAGGCTTACCTCCTAAAGATAACCTGTCGCTACCTAAATATCCTTTTAGTAAAGAGCCTAAGTTTCTTAATGACGAAGAGAAGATTAAGTTTAAGGAGTTTAAGAGAGAGCGCAACAAGATTCACAGTTTCAATAACAAATCTATGTCTAAACGCATACAGGTTGAACGTACAATACAACTTGCAGAAGAGTATTCACATAGAGAGAAGATGTGGTATGTATGGCAGTTAGACTTTCGTGGACGTAAGTATCCAGTAGAGTCTTTTCTTTCACCACAGAACGCTGACTACAGCAAAGCACTATTAGAGTTTGCTAACCCAGCTACTATCACGAATGACGAAGAAGCTAGATGGTTGGCTATACATGGTGCTAATGTATTTGGAGTAGATAAGGTAAGTTTAGAAGATCGAGAGATGTGGGCGTACATGAACGTAGAGAACGCTGTCGATGTTTATAACGATCCCTTAACTAACAAATGGTGGCAGGAAGCAGATAAACCTTGGCAAGCACTTGCATGGTGTTATGAGTGGGCATTGTACAGCAACGCTAGGCAGTTTGGGGAGCACTTTGAGACGCACCTACCCTGTGCTAGTGATGGCTCGTGCAATGGCTTACAACACCTCTCAGCAATGCTCAGGGACAAAGAGGGAGGTAGGGCAGTTAACTTACTACCAAGTGAAGTACCGCAGGACATTTACACAGACGTAGCAAAACGCGCAACAGAGTTGTTACAACAACAAGACACACAGTTGGCGAAAGAGTTACTTGATGTAGGTGTGTGTAGGAAGTTAACTAAGAGACCAGTGATGATTGTACCGTACTCAGGTACACGACACGCTTGTACAGAATATATTAAAGAATCTTTAGAAGAAAAGTGTAAGGGGCGTAACCCTTGGAATGATGATTTCTTCAAGCCTTCGATGTATCTGTCAGGTTTTGTATGGCAAGCAATCAATGAGGTTATTGTCTCAGCACACTCAGTGATGGATTATGTTAAAGACCTCGCTAGGTTGTATGCAAAACAAGGTAAGATGTTTGAGTGGCACACACCAACAGGCTTACTGGTAAGGCAGACATATAATGAGCAAAGGAAACTAAGGATAGCTACACACCTTAACGGATCAGTAGTTAGGCTTAACTATTCTAAGCCAATAGATGACTCCGTAGATGCACGCAAAGCAGCGTCAGGGGCTAGTCCTAACCTTGTACACTCATTAGATGCTGCGGCTTTAACTTTTACAGTAGGAAAATGTGTAGAGAACGGTGTTACTGATTTCGCAATGGTGCACGATAGCTACGGAACACACTCACCAAACATGCCAATGCTTAACGATAAGTTAAGAGAGGCGTTTGTGGAGATGTACAAAGAACATGATGTACTGCAAAATCTCTACGATAGCGCAGTAACAACATTAACGGAGGGAACGGATGTACCACTACCTCCAACCAAAGGGGAACTTGACATCGAGGAGGTGTTAAAAAGTGACTACTTTTTCGCATAGAAAAAAGGTCATGCCCCATAAGCAGTCCAAACATAAACATTAACTTATAGGAATAAATTTATATGGCTAAAAACATTATGGTAATCGAAGGTTCAGCGCAATGGGCAAAAGTTCTAGAGCCTGATACAAAATGGAATCCATTAGGTGATTACACAATCAACCTTCAGATGTCTCAAGAAGAAGCAGCCCCGCTGTGTGAGAAACTAGAACAACTAGTTCAAGAGGAATTTAAGAAAGCAGTGAAAGAAAAACCACCGCTGAAAAATACTCTGACCACTCAGGACGTATCTAGTGTAGTGTATGATCGAGACACAGGTGATGATACTGGTAAAGTAGAATTTAAATTTAAACTCAAAGCAAAGGTACAACGTAAAGATGGTGGGTATTATGAACAGCAACCCGCTGTGCTGGACGCTAAGAAACAACCACTGCCAAAAGACATGTTGATTGGTAATGGCTCAAAGGTGAAGGTAGCTTTTGAACCTATTACTTACATCATGCAATCAACCAAGAAGGTTGGTGTGTCTTTAAGATTGAAGGCAGTACAGGTAATAGATTTGGTAGAGTATGGTAACTCAGCCACTAGCTTGTTCGATGAAGAAGATGGGTTTGTTGCTCCACCCTCCGAAGCAGCACCATTTGAAACATCAACGACTGAGGACTTAGCTGATGCCGCTGACTTCTAGATCGACCCTAGAAGAGCGTGTTCAGTTGAACCTCAAAAACCGTGGGGTAGCTTATGAGTATGAACCTTGTAAGTTACCTTATACGGTGACTAGAAATTATACACCTGATCTAAAGATTGGTAATATTTATATCGAGATCAAAGGTTACTTCAGACAAGACGCTCAACGCAAGATGCGTAACATGAAAGAACAACACCCAGAGTTGGACATAAGGTTTTTGTTTCAACGAGGGAACAGTCCAGTGCAGGGAGCTAAGAAAAGAAAAGACGGCTCTAAGATGACTTGTTCCGAATGGGCAGAGAAGCATAACTTTATTTATGCAGAAGAAATTATACCAGAGGAGTGGCTACGGTAATGGAAGAACAGGAGAGTGATTTTATTATGCACACTCCATGCACTAAGTGTGGCTCGTCAGATGCAAACAGCTTGTACTCTGATGGTCACACTTATTGTTTTAATTGTAAAACTTATGGGCAATCCCAAGAGGAGGTCAGTGTGACAGAGAAGGCAGTAAAGGATATTAGTTTTAAGACTGGAGATTACCAGCCGTTAGTAAAGAGATGTCTTACAGAGAAGACCACAAAGTTTTGGGATTATCAAGTAGGACAAGGAACACACATTGCTAACTATAAAGATGCAGACGGTAACACAGTAGCACAGAAGTTACGCTATCCTGATAAAACTTTCTCAGTGGTAGGAGATTTAAAGAAAGCTGTATTATATGGACAGCACTTATGGCGTGACGGAGGCAAGACAGTGACAATCGTTGAGGGTGAGCTAGATGCTCTCTCAATGTCGCAAGCCTTTGAACACAAATGGGCTGTAGTATCTGTCAAGACAGGCGCGGCAGGAGCTAAGAAGGACATACAGAAAGCTATAGAGTGGCTGGAGAAGTTCCAGTCCGTAGTGTTTATGTTTGACCAAGACGAGGTAGGTAAGAAGGCAGCATTAGAATGTGCCGCACTACTATCACCACGCAAAGCTAAGATTGCAAAGCTACCTCTTAAAGATGCAAGTGAGATGGTACAAGCAGGAAGACACGCAGAACTGATTGACGCTTTTTGGAGTGCAAAAGAGTTTGCTCCTGACGGCATCATCAACGGTGAAGATTTATGGGAAGAAGTATCAGTTGAGAAACACGTACACACTGTAGAGTATCCTTATCAAGGACTTAACAACAAGATAGGCGGGTGTCGCTTAGGTGAAATTGTAACTGTAACGGCTGGTTCAGGTTTAGGTAAGTCACAACTCACAAGAGAGTTTGCTTACCACCTTCTTAATGAAGGAGCTACGATAGGATATGTAGCACTCGAAGAATCTAGCAAACGTACAGCACAGGGACTTATGTCCTTACACCTAGGTAAGCCAGTACATCTTGAAGAAGTCCCGACAGAAGAGCTTAGAGAAGCCTTTGATGCGACTCTTGGTACAGGGCGTGTGTTTATGTATGACCATTGGGGATCGACAGAGAGTGACAACCTCCTCGCTAAGATCAGATACCTAGCAAGAGGGTGTGGTTGCCAGTACATTATACTGGATCACATTAGTATTGTTGTGTCAGGTATCGAAGGCGGAGATGAGAGACGAATCATTGATAACATGATGACCAACTTGCGGTCACTAACCGAAGAATTAAATATCGGATTGATTGTTGTATCTCATTTACGCAGACCAAGTGGTGACAAAGGACACGAAGAAGGGCAAGTAACATCGCTCTCGCAGCTTCGAGGTTCAGCAGCTATCGCTCAACTAAGTGACATAGTAATAGGCTTAGAACGTAACCAGCAGGACGCTGAGACTTCTAATGTAACAACCGTCCGTATCTTAAAGAACAGATGGTCAGGTGATACAGGTGTAGCAGGACAGCTTCACTACTCCACCACAACAGGTCGTATGTCAGAGGAATTTGATGTACCTTTTTAATCACTCCAGCGAGAGGATCGTATGATAATTTTTGATATAGAAACAGATGGGCTACTACAGGATGTAACAAAGGTACACTGTCTAGTTATGCAGGATACAAAATCAGGTAAGGTGTTTAGTTACCACGGTGAGTCTTTGCAAGAAGGCTTAACCATACTGTCACAAACACCTGAGATTGGTGGACACAACATTATAGGTTTTGATTTACCAGTCTTAAAGAAACTGTTTGGCTTTGAATATAAAGGTGAAGTGTTTGACACATTAGTGGCTTCACGCTTAATCTGGGCGAACATGAAAGAACGAGATATACTAACACGTAAGGTAGACAACAGGCTCATAGGCTCTCACTCTTTGAAGGCATGGGGACAACGCCTCAAGTACCACAAAGGTGCTTACGGTGAGCAAGAAGATGCTTGGGATGTATTCACACCTGAGATGTTAGAGTATTGTAAACAAGATGTAGGGCTTAACGTGAAACTGTATGAAGTAATACAGCGTAAGCGTTACCCACATGAACCAATGCAACTTGAACATGAGATGGCTACCCTATTGTTGCAACAAGAACAAATAGGTTTCCCCTTTGATGTAGAAGCGGCACAAAAACTATATACAAAACTCTCTGCTAGAAAGCAGGAGATTGAAACAGAATTAGTTAACACTTTAGAGCCAACTATAATTGAGCTTAAGACTAAAACAAAGACCATACCTTTTAATCCTGCATCACGACAGCAGATTGCCGATAGGCTTATGAAAAAGGGTTGGATACCAACAGAACATACTCCATCAGGAGAGCCGAAAGTTGACGAAAAAATCTTGGCAGGAATTGAGATGCCTGAAGCTAAGTTGTTAACGGAGTTCTTAATGTTAAACAAACGACTAGGACAATTAGGCAATGGTAAACAAGCATGGCTCAAGCTTGAGAAGAAAGGACGAATACATGGGAGAGTTAATCATATGGGTGCTGTTACTTCTAGGTGTACACACAGTGATCCTAATGTCGCTCAAGTACCATCTGGAACAGCCGCCTTTGGGGAGGAATGTCGCAAACTATTTTATGCCCCGAAGGGTTACACCTTGTTGGGGGCAGACGCTAGTGGTTTAGAGCTGCGTTGTTTAGCACACTACATGAACCGTTATGATGGCGGTAAGTATGGTAAAGAAATTTTAGAAGGTGACATACACACAGCAAACCAACTTGCAGCAGGGTTAGCAACACGCCCACAAGCTAAGACGTTTATCTATGGTTTCTTGTATGGCGCGGGTAACGAAAAGATTGGTGAGATTATTGGCAAGGGCGCGAGAGAAGGTGGGCAGATTAAGAAAAGATTCTTAGCCAAGACTCCCGCCCTTAAAAAACTAACAGAGGCTATTAAGCTACGGTTAGAAACACAGCATGGTGAGAAGTTTATAAAAGGTTTAGATGGTAGGCTCATACCTATACGTCATCCCCATGCAGCATTAAACACACTGCTTCAGTCTGCTGGAGCTATTGTCTGTAAGTATTGGTACAGAACAATAGAGCAGATGATACGTGCTAAAGGCTACACTACAGAAGAAGTTGCGATAGTGGCGTTTGTACATGACGAAGTTCAAATCATAGTTAAGGAAGGCTTGGAGGATGACATAGGTGAAATCACTAAAAAGGCTATTAAGAAAACCGAAGAAAAGTATGGATTCAAATGTCCTCTCGACTCAGAGTTCGATGTCGGCAGAAGTTGGGCAGAGACTCACTAGTTCGAGTCGTTTAGGAGATGTGGCAGAGCTGTATGCAATTACGTGGTTATGGGATGAAGGGTTTGAAGTGTTCTATAACGCTGGTTGCACAGGAGCTGTGGATGTTGTTGGTATTAAGGACGGTGAAGTGTACCTATTTGATGTCAAGATGGAAGGTAAGAACACCAACCTACCAAGCAGAACACCAACACAAAAGAAACTGGGGGTACAGTTTATTAAGTTTGATCCTGTTACTCGTAAACTTAAATTGGTCAAACACAGGGTATGAACATGGACGGAACAACACTTAATATGATCCTTGTATTTAGTTTTCTATTCGTAAGCGTGGCTCTTGGAGTCAAGTGGATTGGCGAGATAATTATACAGGTCGTAATAACAAGACATAACTTTCAACTGCAAGAAGAACTGTTTGAAGCATTTGAAGAAGAGGAGGATGAAGATGAAAGATAGAACATTATTAGTAGACGGTGACATCGTAGCGTACAAAGCTGCGGTAGTAGCGGAGACCCCCGTTGATTGGGGCGAAGGTTGCTGGACTCTTCATGCTTTTGAGCAAGATGTAATACAGAACATGACTACGTTTATGAACGAGATCATAGAACAGTCAGGATGTAACAAGGTCATTACGTGTTTGTCGGGAGATAAGCTCTACCGCAAAGAGGTAGCCCCTTACTACAAGGCTAACCGTAAAGGAACACGTAAACCTATGCTTCTAAATTTTGCTAAAAAATATCTAGGCGAAAAATTCAATGGCAAAGTTGAGGATAGGTTAGAGGCTGATGACCTTTTAGGAATACTAGGCAGTGCGGATAAGAACACAGTCATCTGGTCTATAGACAAAGACCTGTTAACTATCCCCGCTTACCATTTACTAGACGGTAAGGTCACTGAGGTTGATGAAGCAGAAGCAGACTACTGGTTCTTGTATCAAACTTTAGTGGGTGACTCGACAGACAACTACAAGGGTTGCCCCACTGTTGGAGCGAAGACAGCAGACAAGTTGCTACAAGAGAACGGTGCTACATGGCAAACAGTAGTAGATGCTTTTGCAGATAAAGGTTTAAGCGAAGAGGTAGCAATAGAGAACGCGCGGCTGGCACGTATACTACGTGACGGAGAATATAATTTTGAAACAAAGAAGGTAAAGTTATGGAAAAGGTAGACCCAATTAATAACCCACCGCACTACAATGCGGGTGAGATTGAAACGATAGATTACATTGTAGATGTGTTAGGCAAGTTTGATGCTATCTCATACTGCCAAGGTAACGTCATAAAATATACTGGTGCTCGGATGTGGAACAAAGGTAAGCCTATAGAGGATGCCAAGAAAGCAGTCTGGTACTTAAATAAAATGATTAAATTAATGGAAGAAACAGAAGGGGAGAATTGGGGATGAGTAACGATTTAGGCGGAGCAAGTTATGAACAAATTTCAGGGATGTTTGAAGGGTTTGATTGGTATCAAAGCAAGTGTGCTGCCACAGCTATCTTCCCGAAAGACTCAGCGTTAGTCTATCTAACAATGGGTCTAGCAAGTGAGGCTGGTGAAGTAGCGGGTAAGGTTAAGAAAAAGATTAGAGACGGAGAACCAGCTAACTTTAAAGATCAACTGGCATCAGAACTAGGAGATGTGTTCTGGTATCTAGCTATGCTGACAGATGAAGCAGGGCTGAACCTTAGTGACATAGCATTTAATAACTTAAACAAATTATACAAGCGTAAGATTAGCGACACGCTTAAAGGTTCAGGAGATAACCG